CACTCCAATCAGAAAAAACTTGTGCTGGTCCTTCAAAAAGTTTACTTAAACCATATAACTTAACTGGTTTTCTATAATCTAAAAAATTTTGAAAAGCTTGTTCTCTTTCATTTAATTGAACTGGTCCAATTGGATTTTTATCTCCCTGACCTGTTGCTATGTTGTGATTATAAGTTTGTAATGCACTGCTTCTGTCTTCATTGCTTCTAGAACCAGTATTTTGTGGTGTGTGATCAACTACACCTCCAGCTCCAGGATTATAACTTTTACTATAACTTTTACTACTACTAGGACTACTATAAGCACCTCTACTGTAAGACTGATCTCCGTAATCAGAACCACGATACCCTGGTCTTGAGCCATCTAACGATTTAGTAACTCGTTGACCTTGCGAATACAGCATTCTTTTATCTATCATTATCTTCTTCCTCCAGCATGTATATCTAACCTAAAAGTTCCTAATTTCCAACTGGTATCTACAGCAGTATTGGATATTGTAAGAGCTATAGCTCTTGCTCTTGCACGTGTATCTACTTTATCTGTGCTTGTTGTTACTGTAAAAGGACCTAATGATGAACTTGATGATGTATTATTAGGATAATTTCTTAAATCTAATTGTATAATAGCACTTCCTTGTTGTGATATAAAGTCAGGTATAATTCTACTTACTCTCATAATGTTTTCACCATCACCTCTAAGGTCACCTAAATTAGTTGCAGCCCCTCTTACAACTTTTTGTGTAATATCATAATCACCTGATGTAATATTAGCTGGAATAGCTGTGGTTACCCCAAGTCTAACTTGGTTAACTCCTGTTTCATGTTCATAGTAATATGAAACTCCTTCTGTGTTTCCTGTTACGTCAAAAGATGTATCCGTGTCTGCATCATATTGAGTTCCATGAGGTAAACCAAAAACAGAGGAGTCTTGCCATGTAGTTCTAATAAATAAAGGACTTGCATTTACAAACCATATAGGTCGTTTAGGTGTTGAATCTAAATAACTATAAGTAACTGATTGTGTATTAACATTAGATCCATCTTCTGGATAAAACCAAGTAACTTCTCCAAATAAATTATTTATTCCTGCATAAACAAATTGATTAGATGTTGTATTTAAATTGTCATAAACATAATCTTCTACCAAACAGTCCATAGATTCTAGCTTACCAGTGTATCTAAAAAAACCATTATCAGACATCCAATACGCAGCACCATCAACTTCAACGGCTGCATTCATACCAATCAATCCACAGTTTGTACCAACTTGTTCAAAGGCAAACGTAAAAGGAGTTCCAACAAACCTCATAGTAAATAAAGCTGTGTCACTCCAAACATATAATGCATTCCTACCAAGTTCAGCTCCCATGATCCGTGATCCGGCGGCCAGTCTTTGTGTACCAGCACTATTTTCAGCTGTGGGTGTGTAGTCATTAATATTTTCTTGAGAAGAGAAACGTATAAACATATCATCTTGAGTTGTTTTATCACCGATAGTTGTCTCTGTTCCAAAAAATACTAAGTGACGGTCAGGTGTTGATACTAACATATCACGTGATGCTGTTGGTGCACCTGATATAATTGTGGCCCTAGTGTTTGTAGCGTTTGTAGCATCTGCATCCCATTGAAAACATTCTCCATTAAATATTAAAGCAATAAGTGTACTACCCAGGTTATCTAATGCCCACATACCAGGTTCTGCAACGGTATCTGTGTTAGCTGATGACTGACCCCAACCAGAATAATTGCTGTAATCAGTTACAGTAGCACCGGTGCTGTGAGCAGCTCTGGTTGTTCCCCTTACAGCTCTTGTAATACCTGTTAAATCATTTCCAGATACGCCTGTGTAAGAAATTTCTTCGGTTCCTACTTGAATAAAATTTGTTCCTGTTGTTGGAAAATTAAGTGTAGATGTTAATGTAATACTGGTTCCAGATCCACCGGTACCATTAGCGTCATTTAATAATGCACCATTTAAAGTTGTTGTTTGAGGAGAAGTAGATGTTCCACCCCATTGTGATATTCCATAACCGAAAACCCCAACCTGTTCTGCTGGGCCTACATGATAATATTGAAAATAAGTTATACCGCCAGAAGTTGTAGCTCCTGATCCACTTTCATTACTATCCATTGTAATAGTTAAAGTGGTAGAAGAAGTTACACTTGTTACCATAAATTTTTTATCACAAAAATCTGTATCGGTAAAATTAGAATTTGTAATAGAACTAAAAGTACTTGTTTCACCAAATAATATAATGTCACCTTCTTCAAAATTATGTGCACCACTAAATGTAATTGTAACAATAGGTGATCCGTTAGATGTGCTAAATGCATTTGTAATAGCTGTTCCTGATGGATTAACTAGTGGATGTATATCATAGTACACTTCTCCTGTGTAAGCATATAAAATTCTATTTGTGCCAATAATAGCATATTTAATACCCTCTTTATTAACCATGTGATGCAAACCTCTAGCTGCACCAGTTAATTTACTACCGCCTAATTGGTTCCAACCACCTATTTTTTCTGGTGTACCATACCTAAAACGCACATTTTCACCACCAGTCCACTGAGACTCAGCGCCTGTTGATGTAACCTGTTTATTAAATCCCGGTAAAAAACCTAATTTTTGTAACATAAAAATCCTATAATATTTAGGCAGGAGACGATGTGGTGGAATCTCCCGCCAAAATATTATTCTACTACATTCTTAGGTAAATTTAAAGCCTTTAAACCAAGCAGGCAAGCCTAAATGTGGTCGTCTATCAAATATATTATCTTTATTTTCCAATAGTTTATTATTGTAATGTAAAAAAACTTGAACACATGTCTGTTCATTAAATTTTTCCCTCCAATGCTCTAGTTTATCTCCTTTATATATTAACATATCTCCTGGTTTAAGATCTACTTTAATACCAGCTTGTCCTTGTTTACCTGTGGGATCAATGTAAATGGGCCACATAGAACCCCCTAAATTTACAGTTGCAGATATTTCACAACTATATCTATCTGTGTGTCTTTTTAATTCATCCCCTTGTGTATACACTCTAGCATAAGAATAAGTTGGATTTAGTTTTAATTTAACATTTTTTTCAACAGTGGGTAGAGTTTGAAGTAATAAAAGTTCCATAGCAATATCAGCATAATGAGAATATGTTTTTGGACATTGAATATCTCCCAATATTCCCCACGATTCTTCAAAAGGAGAAATATACCTACTTTTAAAAAATGTTTCAGTAACCTGTTTTTTCATTAAAAAATAATTATAAACAAAGTCAGCAATCTTAGGGTCGATAGCTTTTCTAATAATAGTAAATCCGTCTTTTTTAAAATTATATTTTTTCATTATTTAAAAGGATAACCTAAATTCCATAAAACTAAAGAGTGTCGAATACCTTTCGTTATTGGTTTTACTCTATGCCACACGTGAGAAGGAAAAACAATAATTGATCCTTTAGGTAATATTTCCTTACACTGAATAGTCAGGTTTGGATTATCTTTATTCCTAGGTTGAAATTCTAGCTCCCCTCCTTTATAATCTACACTATCACTTAGTTGACAAGTTACAGATAATTTTCTTATTTTACCAAGAAAGTTTATATCTGTTGTATCTTCATATGGTTTATGAAAAGAATCAGAATGCCAACCATAATACCCTTTTACTTTATATTTAGTAAACTGAATTTGTTCGGACCAGTCCCACTGAAAATTCCACCCCGCCTGAAAATTTGCTTCATGTATGTATGGTTGAATTTCTTTATAAATCCATCGGTCATCTAACCACACTACATCCGACTTTCTTTTTTTATGTAATTTTTTTTCTTCCTTTTTTGTAAGAGGATCTTTTTTAACATCTCTTTTTGTTCCAAAAGTTCCAGTGATAGCTGGTATTTCTTGTTTCTGTGATGCATATTTTATAACTTCATCACAAAATTTAGAACTTAATGCTCCTGTAAAATAATAATAACAATATTTAGTATTCATAATATTTTTTAGACATAATTAAACCATCCTGTCACTATATATTTTTCTTCTGTATCACTAATTTGACCTCTATGTGTATGCGTCCAATCTGTTGGCCAAAATAATGTTAATCCTTTTTTAGCTGGTGTTATAATTTTTTGATAATAAAATTCTGTGCCGCCACCTTCTTCTATATCATT